GTTTTTGATTTCTTCAATCGTCTGCGCCCATAAGTAGGTTTCGTCTATATTTTCAGGTGCATAAGCCTCATAATAATTAACAGCGTTTTTTCTAATTTCGTATCCTCTGTAAGTTTCCATAATTTTACATTTTACAACACCACATATAAAAAATAAAGGTGTTTGGTTATTGTTAATTTTATGCTAAGTTATAAAAAATATTTCATTCCACCAAATAAAAGTGTAAAAAACCTTAACTAACACTCGGTTATACTACAAAGATAAGCCTTTTGTACGTTGCTACTAAATTACTTTATTGTCAAATGATGATAACTTTTAACTAACTTTATTTATTATAGCTTGACTTTTGCGGTTAATTTTTATACCTTCGCTTTATCTGTTTTCAACGTGTTTGGGTTTATTAAAAAAATAAATAAATTCAGAAGATTGTTTAAAACAAAACACCGAAGAAATAATATTATGATAAAAGGATAGCTATGTAGTCAGACTACACCTTTAAAAAAAAGGGGTCTTTTAAGTAAAGTTATTTTGTAAGACCTTGTTTCTTCTCCCAAGTTCTCAAACCTCCTAAACCTAACATTCCAAAAAGTATAGTAAACAATTCGTCCATCTGCAAAGCAGGCAAATCACTCCATTCGGGGTGTGCAAAGATAATCAAGTCTCTTAGTACAAAGTTATAAGCCAAAGCTACACCAATAACCCAACCGATAAAAGGTCTCCATCCTGCAACGAACATAGTTCTATGTCCTGCCTCAACTTCATTTATTTTTGTTTGTAAGGCAACCAACCTCTCTGCGGTTTCAAGTTGCTTATTTGGGTCAAGTTCTTTTCCTTTGATAGCTTCACGAATATCCTTCGCTAAATCTCCGATTCCTTTTGTTCCCGTTCCTAAAAGTTTACTAATCCAACTCATATCAATTAAATTAAGTTATATATAAAATGCATTGGGATAGGTAAAACACCCCATACAAAATCCATAATTTCACAGTTTCCTTTGTTCATAATCAAATCGTGAACAATCTCTTTAACAGCACCAATAAAAGCCAACAATACACAACCCCACAAGTTTCCAAATAATGCAACTAAAGGTATTAAAAGGATGGCATTCCAAAAGAAATGCAATAGCTTGTCTTTGTCTATGTTGTTCATTTTGCTAATAGCATTAAGTACGCAAACATTACGTTTAAATTTACAAGCACAAGATTCCATTGCTTTGCAACAAATACTTGAGGCAATGATAATAAACCCGCAAGAATATAAACAACCATTCCCGAAGACTGTGGGAGAAGGTGTGGTGCAGTAATAAAGAAACCCGTTCCCATATACCCCAAACGATTAGAAAGTCTCTCTAAAGGCGTTAAACGTCGTTCTTTGACCAAACTCTTTAGGATGCTTTTTTTTATTTTTTCTACCATCTTGCTTTGTGTCCTCTAATGTCGTAGTGTGTGAAGTTGTCATATACACCAATCCCACCTTGTTTCATTTTTCCTTCCAAAATTAGAAGTTTTATCATTGTAGCAACTTGTGAAGGTGTCTTGCCTTTTACAACTATATCTGCCGCCTTGCCGAATAAGTGTTGGCTGCTTTTTGAACCTCCAATCTTTGAATTATGTTCGAGGCTTCTGTATGCAGAGTTGATTTTAATTGGACTGTTTATGACCTCTCTAAGTTCTTGTAGACTTTCTGCCAACTCTAAAACGTTAGGCAATAATTGAGACGGCATCTCCGAGCCATCCTTGCAATCAAATTCTGATAACTTAAAATTCTTTGTTAGTCTCATATCTTAAAAATTAAATCTGTCCTCATATTTTAAATACCTGCCGTTCACTTCTTCCATTGCAGAAATAACGTCGTTAGGGATAACGTAAAGAGATATTGCTATCACTTCCAATACTGCACTTAACTTGTCGTAGTTTGTCTTATAGGAGTTGTTTAAGGTAATACTTTCCAATCTGTCTAAAAACCCCTCTACAATATATGCCCTGTGTTTTTCGTATCCGTTTATAAAATGCCTTGCATCTTTTTCGTTGATACCCATAGATACGAATATTACAAATGCGTCTGTATTGTAGTCGTCGACTATTGCGTTCAATGTTTTGGATATTTGAAACTTTAGCCTTTGACCATTCATATCTTGAATAGACTTGTCAAGTAACAGGTTACTGAATCCTTTTATGACACTTTTAACTTTCAAATCTATAAGGATATGGAGTAGTCTTGTTTTTACAACATCTTCCCTTCCCTTTGTTAAACAAGTGATATTATCAACCTTGCCTTTTACGTTGTTAGCCGTAATAAACATATCGTGATACAACAATGTTTTAAGACTTTTTTTCTTCATCAACATCCTTCTTATTTTGTTTTTAAACAAGTAAGAAACCCCTCCAACAATGGAAGCCAAAGAGCCTATGATTAAATCGTTGTATTTATCCATCTTACAACTTTAAATCTTGGTAGTTCAATCCCATAAACCTATGGATACCCTCTGCACTAATGTTTACAGAATAAGACTTCCAACCGTAAGGGTGGTCAATCTCTCCGTCTTCGTCAGCCTCTAAGTCGCGCCAAAGAACATCAACAAGATAGTCGCTTCCAAGTAATCCCTCGTCTACAATCTCCCCATCTTCAATTACAGGTTCAGATATAACCTCTAAACCCAACTCTACAACTGTATGTTTGTGTGTTTGATATTTGTTTCCTTCTTCGTCTGTTTCAACCCCTAAAGCCTCAATTTTGTCTTGTGCTTGTTCTTTTGAATTGAAAGCGTATTTTCCGATGTGTAGTGCCATAATGTATATTTATTAAAAATCTGTTATTGAATCGTAGACTTTGATGTATTGAACATTTCCTTCAAAATTACGTATTCCCGTAGCGTTGTCAAAACTAAGTTTATCAAGTCCTAACATTGTGAATGTATCTGTTTCGCTTAACACAATGGTGCTGTTGTTGTGTTTGACTTGAATATCTCCGCTTTTCCATTTTATCTTGAAAGTGTTCATATTTGTTTTTGTAAAAGAACCCGTTAGATTTTTAAATCCCGAAGTACCACCATCGAAAACATCGAGCCCACTTGCGTTCATTACAAGACTGCAAGTTGAAGCACCTGTACCCCACACAAAACTAACTCTGTTGTTTGAAGTTCCATCTGAAAGTGTGATTCTGAAATCTTCTAAAGAACTATTGACTAAAGTTTTTGCTTTTATTTCTAAAACGCCCTCTGATGAATTTATGTAAGAAGATAAGTCTCCCGAAACAACACCTGTATCTGCTGAACGTGTTACCCCTAAAGCAGTTCCGTTGTTGTAGATGTAAGATGTTGCGTATGGTTGCTCCTCTAATTGCGCACCCCAAACAAGAACTGTTGCGGTGTTATCCGTTCCAATAGAACCCCTCAATCCAACCCTCACACCCCGACTTCCAACAGATGCAACTGTTTTAGTGTTTGTTATTCTTTGCCAATTTGTTGACAATGTTACGACGTTACTACTTGCCGAATCAAAATCAACCAATACTTCGGAAGTTCCCGATTCCACTCTCGCCCAAATGGTTTGAGTGTATGTGGAGGCTACTGAAGTATAAGGCATTTCTAAATAAGACCTATCACTCAAGGTTTCCCCTGTTCCCTTGTTGAAAACAACTTTCCTTGCATTTGAACTTCCATCGGGCGCATAGAATCCCGTAGATACAACAGGGTCAGTTCCCGTACCCCCATCGACCTTAGTCCATTGACTAAAGTCCTCACTATATTCTACAATGTTTTTGCTTTCGGGTTCTGTTAATAAAGTAGGACAAGACGTGTCTGTGTAGTCTAATCTTGGAACATTTGTCCCCATAGTTTCAACAAGTCCATCAGCGTTGATTCTTGTAGCTGATGAACCTCTAACAAACGCAAGGTCTGCTGCTGCTTCGTTTGGCAAAACTCCGTAGGTTTTGCCTGCTTTGTACCCACTCGGCACGTATAAATATTTTAATGACATAATTTGTTTTTTTATGATGTTAATGCGATAATTTCTGCGTCTGTTAATGCTTCTTTATATACTATTAATTGTTTTACAAATCCCTCCAAATGGTTGACGGGGTTTCCTTGGTCAAAAGCTAATTCATTTAAGTCAGAAGTGAATGCAAAAGTAGATGTAGATGTAGCTGCTTCTACTCCGTTTATCCAAAGTGCAATTTCTCCCGACTTATATTTAAAAGCTATTTTATTGAATGCGGTTTGGTCTGTTACCGTTCCCGTTATAAAAATATTTGCACCATTTCCGTCTCTTATTGTACCCCTTATTTTTTGAGAAGCAAAATCAAAATAGATTATAACTCTATTTGTTGGCGAGCCATCTGATAAAGACATCCCCCGTCCCGATTCTGCATCATACAGAGAAGCACCCTCAAAGAAAAAAACACCCTCTGTCTGTCCTATTTGTGTAACATCTCCTCCTCCCGAATAGTTGTCTCTCTGTCTTGTTGTTGTGCCACTTGTTGTAGGCATATAGCTTGTTACCTTTCCGTCTTTACCTGTTACACTATCTTTTTCTATCTGCGCACCCCATATTTCAATAATGTTATCAGACGAAGTACCTTCTGCATCAATATAGAAGCGATTTGCAGAAGTGCCGCTTACTGATTTGTAGGTTATTCTCTGCCAATCAGAACCAACTAAAACTGTGTTTGTTGTTACGGTTGAAGAATCTCCATAGCCAATTTCTACATTTGTAGTTCCTACACCGCTTTTTTTTCTAACCCAACAAGATACTCCAACACCATTACCTGTTGCAGATGATGCCATAGCACCCTCCAAGCCTCCTTGAGCCGCCAATCCTTGAATAGCGTATATTGTAGCAGTTTCTCCTCTTGGGTTTATACCTGTTGAAGAAGTAAGAGTTACACCTACCTTTTGCCAAAGAACATTTGAAAAGTCTTCGCTATATCTAACTTGATTAGTTCCTTGAAGTTCCACTAAAATAGCACCCTCTCCTTTTGAGTAGTCTATTCTCGGAATATCTGTTGATACTGTTTCGACTAATCCGCTTTCGTTTACTCTTGTGGATGAGCCATCTTGAACAAGTGTAATGTCTCCAAAGGGTTCTGAACTTGGTATAACATTATGTAGAGAATCTTTACTGTATGCCGTTGGAGTTAATATAATACTCGCTTTGTCTAATAGATTAGCCATTATAAATCAATGTTTTCAAGGTTAGTTAGTGCAAGGAATGTCGCAGGTTGGTTCTCGTAATACGTTGAACGTGCTTCTAATGTAGACAACAAAGAAGGAACTATTGAATCACTAACGGGAGGAACTAAGTCGTTCACACAACCCAAAGATTCTATTGTTCCACCATCAGCAAGAACCCTCGTCTGAAAATTCTTGGTGTTTTGCTCAAGTCCTAAATTCTTGTAAACAATACCCCAAGAAATATTATTGTCTACCCCAACACCCCAATAAGTGCTATCGTATATTTTTCCCCAATTTATTGAGTTTGCCATCTTGTACTTTTTTTAAAAACAATTTTAAACGCTGAACGTTTTTTTGTTTCTGTTTATATTTTCCTCTTTTTTCTGCCATAGTTATTTTACAATACCCATCCGCCAAAATTACCATCTCCACTCGGAGAAACATCCTCGTTTGAGTTGCTTAAATATTCGGGGAATAAAGTTGTGTTGTTACAAATGTAATCAATGAATCTGCGTGTGTAATTCTGTGCAGTTGCTCTTGCTTTTTCAATTAAGAAATCAACTTCTTCCTTGTTTACTGTTTCGCTTGTTTCCGATGTGTGTTTGTAAACCCCTCCGTTTGCGACTGTGTAAGCGGCAAAAGGATAATATTCAACCAATGCCCAATAAATAAGCATAGGCTTCACGTACTTAGTCAATAGGTTTTTGTAGTTTGCATTCTCTGCATCGTTTATTGTGTTGGCTTCAATTTTGCCTTGAATAGCTACAAGTAAATCAGTACCCAAATATTGTTGGATGTGTATGTCTTGAGCAATCTTTAAGTATTGAATAAACTTATCAACGTCTACCGAACCCGATACAACGCTATTTCTTTTGATGTCTGTTGTCGTAATTAGTAAAACTTCCGCCATTATTTGAATCTTTTATTTGTTGGTAAAAAGCCATTGAAAGGCATATCCTTCGGCTTCATTGCAACCTCTTTCGGGTTTCTTACTCTGTAACCTTCTCGCTCTGCCTTGTTTGTTGATACTGTTGGTGCGTTTGGATTCTTAACGTCAATGCTTTGTTTGCTTCTGTACGTTCTTCTCATCCACTTGTGATGACAATCTCCTCCGCCTTTGTATTTAAAAATATCGTAAGTGTTAGCGCCTCTTGGCCCCCAACCTGCATTTACAACTCTTTGGCTCATTTGTGCAATGTCTTCCTTTCTGTAAATCTTATTAGCAGATACCATTTTCTTGCAAAAGTCTCTACTGTTTGCGCTTACTCTTTGTGGCCCGTAAGAATAGCGAACTTTGTATTTAACGTCTCTAATTTCTTTGTCTTGACTGCTCTTTGCGTTTGGTCTTGCAGTTCCCGTACTTACAAACTTGTAAATCTT